TTCAACGTGTTAAGAATTTGTTTGCTAACCTTACAGAAGACGAAGCTCGTGCTCGTGGATATATTAAAGGTAACCAAACTCTTGATTCTATTGAAGAAGTTTACTTCCGTGAAACTACTCCAGGTTCAGTTCATCGTCGTGAAACAATTGACCATGATGACTTGATTGACCTTCAAGATGGCGGATTCGCTGCAGTTAACTTTATCCAACAAGTTCAAACAGCTAAATTCAAAGAAGAAATCGTTAAAGCAGCATTCTTGTCTGATGGACGCGACTTGACTCTTTCTACAGGTAAACGTAACCCTGAAAAGATTAGCGAACTTCATATTCGCCCAATCATCAAAGACCATCCATTGTTTACTATTAAAGTAACGGCTGCGTCATTTGAAACTGCGGTTGACGAAGTTATCTCTAAAGCATTCCCTGCTTACCAAGGTTCAGGCAAACCATCTCTTTATATCAACCCATTTGACTTGGCTAAGTTGAAGACATTGAAAGATAAGAACGGACGTTACTTGTATGCTCCATCTATGGACAACAACCAAGTACCAGGTAATGCTAATATTGCTGCATACTTTATGTGTGATGAAGTAGTTGAATACCGTGCACTTCCTCAAGGAACATTCGTTATCGGTAATTTAGCTGACTATCAATTCGGTATGTCTAAGAATGGTGAAATTGCTACATTTGATAGCTTTGATATCGACTTCATGCAACATAAATACTTGATGCATGCTCGTCTATCTGGTGCGATCGTAACACCTAAATCATTTATCGTCGTTACTGTAACTGATAAAGCTGCTGTAGAGGAAACTGCTGTGAACTTCGATTCAACTGGTCTTAAGACTAAACCAACATGGACTGTACAAACAGACTCAACTGAAATCAAAGGTATCGGTGCTAAAGCCGTAGATTATGATGCTGCTGTAAATAACGCTGATATGACTGAAGATGAGAAGAAACTCGGAACAGTTGAAACGGCTCCAAAACCAAAGAAACCTAAGAAAGCAGAATAATTTTAGCTGCTAGATAGGAAGGTAACACAATGACAAAAGCTGGAATTCGACTTATCTTCCGTTCTAAAGAGCCAGAGGAAGTTAGTATTGGGGATTACCGTTATAAATATACGGTATCTCCTTTATTACTAGCTAGAATAACCTCTAAGTCTTTTTTCGAAGAAGACCAAAGCTCGATAAACCAAAATACAAAATCCAAACTAAAGTTTGATGCTTTATTACCTAATGATGCTAGTGATAGGGTTAATAGGATAAGTCATATTTTATATATGGGTACCTTTTATAAGGTCGATTCTATTAGACCGTATCCTCCTAGGGTTGCTTTAACTATTGCTGATATTGAGATGTCTGATATTAAATCAGAACTTGATGATTTAATTATTAAATCAAATGAAAAATCTCAAAATGATTTAAAAATTGACGCTTTTGATCATTTAAAAGTTGCAATGATTGAGCCAGAAACGGATGATAAAGTTAAAGGTAGTTTGATACTTAAAGATGGTATTATAAATATTTGGAATGGCGAACAATACGTTGACTTGTTATTATTTATTAAAGATAAGGTATAGGTGAATGTATGAGAGATAGAAAGGTCGTTCTTGAGAAGATCAAGAATAACATAACTCCGAATGTTTATTTTACTCCTCCAGATAATATACAATTGAAGTTTCCTGCTTGTGTTGTAACAAGAGAAGACTTTGAGGTTAAGAAGGCTAATAATAATCCGTATTTTTCTAGTATGGGTTATAAGCTTGTATATATGTCTAGAGAAGAAGCCGATGATATCTTTATAAAAATGTCAACTACTTTTAAGTATTCATCTTTTCGTACGGAATATAAGGTTAATGGTTTATATCATAAGGTTTTTGTCGTCTACGAATAGAAAGGAAGGATCTCTTGGCTACAGTTCAAGAAGTTATTAATTATGCTAGGTCTTTAGCGGATCAAGGTATTGGTACTGATGCCGATGGCGCATATGGTACACAATGTGTTGACCTACCTAATAGTATCTCCCAAATTTATTTTGGTAAGATTTTATGGGGTAATGCTATTGATCTTTTAGATTCGGCTGCTGCTCTTGGTTATGAAGTAGTATATGATGCGGTTGGTGTAAACCCTCGTGCCGGTGCTATCTTTGTAATGGCTGTTGCTGAACACGGGTATGGACATACAGGTCTTGTTATCGAAGATTCTGATGGCTATACTATGTCTACTATCGAACAGAATATTGATGGGAATTGGGATGCCCTATATAACGGAGCGCCTGCTCGATACAATACTCGTGACTTTACTGGTATTGTTGGTTGGTTCTACCCTCCTTATTCTAACGAACCTCAACCAGAACCTGTAATCCCTCCTCAACCAGAAACTCCTGCTGACCAAGTAGTTGTTAATGATGAGGTTGGTAAATTTACGGTTAAAGTTGCTGGACTTAACGTTCGTAAAGCACCGCATTTAACTGCGGAGATCGTAGACCTTTATACGCCTGAACAAGAATTTATCTATGATTCATGGATGGATGCTGACGGGTATCGCTGGTTGTCATACATTGGTGCGACTAGTGGTGAGCGACGTTATGTTGCTTGTGGTAATGTTGAAAACGGTGAACGTATTAATGCGTTTGGCGAATTTTCTGAAGCTTAATATCATATTGGAGGAAATATCTAATGACACAACTTAAATGGGATGAGGATACTAAACGACTTTACGAATTCGGTGTCGATAATGGTGTTCTATACCTTAAGAAGAGCGACGGTTCTTATGAAAACGGTGTCGCTTGGGACGGTTTGACAAAAGTATCTGAATCACCAGAAGGTGCTGAGTCAACTGCGAAATATGCAAACAACAAGAAATACTTGAACCTTCGTTCAGAAGAACGTTTCAAAGGTCAAATTTCTGCCTTCACATATCCACAAGAGTGGAACAAATGTCAAGGTAAACGCAGCCCTATGTCTACAGGCGGTCAAAAGAAAGAACTTGCCGGTGTTACTATCTCTGGTCAAGCTCGTTCTGATTTCGGTCTTTCTTACCGTACTCGTATCGGTAATGATACTGAAGGTTTGGACCATGGTTACATTCTTCACCTTGTATACTCTGCTTCTGCTGGTGTATCAAGTAAAGAATATCAAACTGTTAACGAAAGTCCAGATGCTCTTGAGTTCTCTTGGGACTTTGATACAGTACCAACTGCTGTGGCAGGAATGAAACCAACAGCTCACATCGAAGTAAATAGCACTTTGGTCGACAAGGATAAATTGGCTGAACTTGAGAAGAAACTTTATGGTGCTTCTGATTCAGAACCAACTCTTCCAAAACCAGAAGAAGTATTTACTATCCTCGGTCTCACTGCTGGGTAATTAGAAATTAATAGTACGGGATAGGGGTTGGACGATTAAGGTCATGTCGGTGCTAGAAATTTCAAAATGAAATAAAAATCTACATTAAAGGAGTATAGAAATGATTTCAAGAACAGTAACTTATAATAATCTATTAGACGGAAAAGAAGTAAAAGAAGAACTATGGTTCCACTTACGTAAAGATGAAGTGGTTCGTATTATTGGTCGTGCTAAAAAAGATTGGGACGAATACATTAAAGAGATGATGGCTCGTGAAGATGTCGATGAGATCTTTGATTTCTTAGAGTCTATTCTTAAATTGGCTTATGGTGAACGTTCAGAAGACGGACGTACATTCCGTAAAGACAAGAAAGCACAAGAAGACTTTGTTAACTCAGAAGCTTATTCTGAATTGTTCGTTGAGATGGTTGCAGATGTAATCGAAGATGGTGACAATACTAAGAAATTCTTCAATGCTTTAGTAGGAGACCCTAACCAAGGATCTGTTCCTGATAAGGTTTCTAAACTCAAGAAATAATACAAAATTGGGGTGAAAAATACACCCCTTTTTTATTTTTATCTCGTATGGAGGTATTTTATGTTAATTATAGATACTCCTGAGCGGGAGTTTTATAATGAAGAGACGAATCAGTTTATAAAGGTACCTGGTAGAATATTGCACTTTGAACATACTTTGAAGGTATTGGCTGAATGGGAGTCGTTATATCGCAAGCCTTTTTTAACTCGAGAGAAAAAGACCACTGCCGAGCTTTTTGACTATTTTATTCTAATGTGTCAAGAGGATATTTCGTATTCTGATTTAACACCTGATTTAGTAATTCAGATTGCAGCCTATCTTGATGATAAACCAACTGCTACGACAATAAAGCAGAAGGACGATTCTACAAATAACGGTATGGTTATGACTTCAGAAGTTATATATGCTTATATGGCAAATGCCCGTATACCATTTGAATGTGAGAACTGGAACCTTCATAGACTTCTTACTTTACTAGGTGTTATTAGCGAATTTAATTCGCCTAAGAAGAAGAAGACTACTACAGAGACTCTGAACGAATATGAACGTATAAATGCTATGCGACAAGAACAAATTAGAAAGATGAAGGAGGCTCGTTTAAATGCGGATAAAGGTATCGTCAATTAAACGTAAAGAAGGCTTAAAACAAGCTTTAAAAAAAGGCGAGTCTATGGATTCTGTTCATAATGCGCTTATATCAAGAGGTCGTACTGGTCTTAGTAGGTTGATTTCAGCAACACCTAAACGCTCAGGTAAAACTGCTTCATCATGGGATATGGAAGTCGAAAAGACTCGTAATGGTACAACGCTGTATTATTCTAATTCTGTAAAGATTTCAGACGGAACACCACTTGTTGTACTAATTGTCCATGGACATGGTACCGGTACTGGTGGATACGTTCCTGCTAATGATTTCGTTTCTCCTATTGTAGATTCTATTTCAAAAGAAATACTGAGGGAGGTGGAAAAAGTAATTGAGTAAACAAATAATTGAAGAACGCCTTATCAAGCTCGGTATTGATAATGAGCAATTTAAGAATGGTCTTAAAGAATCACTATCTTCTTTAGATAGTTTAGATAAGGCCTTAGAAAAATCAGATGGTAAAAATCCATTTGGTAATACCGAGAAAGCCACCAAATCTCTTTCAAATTCATTAACTGATTTAATGGGGTCTGCGCCAAAATTAGGTAATGCTTATGTTGGGGTGTTTGATAAGATAGGATCTGCTTTAGGCAATACGGCTGGTGGTTTTAAGAATTTTGCATCTAGCGCTCTTAATTTCATATCACCAATTTCTCTTGGTTCAAAACAAGCGGCAGAAGCTATTTCTAGTATTGATGACCATGTTGGGCAAACTAGTGGAAAGTTTGGAATGTTACAATCTATTGCTACAGTGGCATTAGGTAATATCGCAGCTTCTGCAATTCAGACCGGATTATCCATTACTATGAATTTAGGGAGGTCTATTCTTAATACGATCGCTCCTATGAAAGCGGGTTTCGGTCAGTTTGAAGATAAGATTAACTCTGTAAATATGCTAGTTGCTGCTCTTGGTAGATCTGAACTAGGTAACATTACCGAGTCACTAGATGACCTACAACATTATGCAGAGACCACCAAATACTCAGTTAAGCAGATGCATAGCTCATTGGCTCAATTCGTAAATGCCGGTGTGGGTCTTAAGGACGCTAATACTGCCTTGAAGGGTTGGGGTAACTTGGCAGCTTCTGCTGGAGCCACAACAGATGGTTTTAATCGTTCATTGCAATTCGGTGTACAACAAGCTTTGCAAATGGGTAAGATGAATACTCAAAACTGGGTCTCTGTTGAAAATGCAGGTCTAGCTACTCAGAAATTTAAAGATATCTTAGTTCAGACAGCACAAGCTCTTGGTCAAGATGTTGATATGTCAGAAGGCTTCCGTAACTCATTGCAACAAGGTTGGTTGACGAATGAGGTCCTAATTCAGTCATTAAAGACGCTTGCAGAAGATGAGACTTTAGTCAAAATGGCTTCAGAATTCCACACTCTTGGTGAGGTGTCTGAGGCAGTAGCCGATCAGGTAACAAGTTCTTGGGCTCGTTTCTGGGAAACCTTAATTGGCCAAGCCGGTAGTGAAGAAGTTACTCAGTTTTGGACTAAGTGGGGTAATATTGCAGCCGATACATTAGGTGCTGTTGGTAACAAAGCTACTGAGTTCGCACAAGCTTTTGTTGACCTTGGCGGTAGACAGAAGATGTTGGAACTACTTGAGACAAGTTTCCAATCACTTGGTACCATACTTAAACCTATTGGTACTGCCTTTACCCATGTATTTGGTTTCTCTACGACTAACACCGTGGCTGAAAAGTTAGTGAACCTTGTAAGTACGTTTATTGAGAAGATTAAACTTGGTAGTGCGGAACTTAAAGCATTCGAGAATATTTTCATTTTTGTATTCCAAGGAATTAAATGGGTTTCTGTTGAAGTTGCCTCTAAACTTAAGTTATTAGCTACGCTTATTCCAGACCATATGATTAAGAATTTTATCATTATAGTAGGGATGCTAGCTAATGCGGTAACTAGGGTAATACGATCTATTGAGATTATCTTAAGTAAATTTATCGACTTTAAGAAACTTGGAGAAATATTCCAATCTGTATCCGATAAGATTAAGAAATTCTGGGATGCTGTTCATAACGGATTGGCAGGATTTGCTGAGAAATGGAATGCCGCATTTTATAAACTTCCAGAGGGTATTGGTAAGTTTATAGACTGGCTTAAGAAGTTCTGGGAAGTTATTAAGCGTCTTACTCCTGCTATTGGTGAGTTTAAGCAAAGTATGCGTGATCTATTTAGTAAGATCACAAATCCGTTTAGCGCATTAAATGATGCACTAGGTAAAAACGGTAGAGGGTTTAATGAATGGGCTTTCTGGGTAGGTAATGCCCTTAAACGTTTCCCTGTATTTGGAAATGCCTTAGGTAAATTTATGGTTGGCTTCTCCCACTTTAATGATGCCACATATAACATGGATTCTGCGGCTGGTCGTTTAGGCGATAAGCTTCGTAGAAACCTTAATAAGACTGTCAAATATTGGAAAGATAGTTTCGATGTTCTATCTTTTAACCATAAAGCTTTCTGGAAGCAGTTTAACGCTAATATGGATAAGGTACTTAAGGGTGAAATTACGACCTGGAAAGACTTTAACAAGAACCTTAACTGGGATACTTTGATTCCAAAAGAAATTGGAGGACTATTCTCAGGTATTAAGTTCAAACTACCTAAGTTTGATGACGTAAAGAAAGGTTTCAGCGAGTTCTTCAAGAACCCATTTGGTAATCTGGCTAAAGGAACCGGCGATCTTTCAAAATGGTTAGAAAAGAGTGAGGTTTCATTCAAATCATTTGGAGATACTATTCGTAAGAAATGGCCAACACTAAGCGAATACGCAGATAAGCTAGATAAGATTAAATTCTCTCTATCTTTCCTTAAACCTGTTGTTGATGCTGTTGGTAAAGCCTTTGAATGGCTTGCAAATAAGCTATCTGGACTAGGTCTCGGTAAACTTGATTTCGGAAGTATCGGTAAAACATTTAGTGATGCTGGTAAAGCTTTGAATGCTAATTTCTCAGAAGGTATTGTTCCTGGTATAGTTAAATCAATAGATGGACTCCGTAAATGGGTTGGTGAACTTGGTGTTACAAAAGCAGCTATGAAGACGTTCTCACTTGGAACCGGTATTGTGTCTGAAACATTTAGCAACATTAAGAAAGAGATGAGTAAATCTAAAGCCGATTTTTCTAACTATAAGACAACCCTTAAGACGTTTGGTAACTGGTTCTCTGGATTCTGGAAGGGTATCGGTGATACTGCTAGTGGTCCATCTATGAGTAGAATCTTCGAGGGTTTTAAAAAGGCCTTTGGATCTGTTATTGAATGGTTCCAATCTACTTTTGGACCATGGTTTAAGAAATTCTTTGATGGTCTTCCTGAAGGCGTTCAAAAGAACTTAACATCTATGTGGGATGCAGTTAAGAAGTTTACTTCTGATTTCTTATCCAACTTCAAGGGAGCGGATTTATCATTTAAAGACTTCGGTAAAACTGTTTCTGATATCGGTAAGGGTATTGGTAAAGTATTTGAAGATCTTGGTAAGGCCCTTAAGAAGGTCTGGGATGGATTCAAGGATTTATTCAAAGTATCGAAAGTATATGCCGATGAAGTTGGCGATGGCGATTATGGCCAAAGTGGTATGAAGAAAGCCGAACAAGGACTTAACGACCTCGGTGAAAGCGTCGACCGTGTACACAACAAGACCCAAAACATCTTTACAACAATTGGGGATACTGCTAAACTTATTGGAGATATCTTTAAGTCTATGTTTGAACCTCTTGGTAAGCAGGACTCTGAAACCCTAGGTCGTGTAACTGCACTTGTTGGTGCTATTATTCTACTGTGGAACACACGTAAGAAAGTTATCGGCATTAAGGATATGTTTGGCGACTTCGGTAAGAACTTACTGCAAGGCCCTAAGACTTTCCTAGGTTCATTAACTGGTATGTTTGGTACAATTAATAAATATTTCAAATCAAAAGCTCGATTTGAGAATATCAAGGCTTTTGCCTTAGCAATCGCAACTCTTGCAGGCTCTATATGGCTATTATCAACAATTCCTGGCGATAAGATGAAGACTGGTCTACTTGGACTAGTAGGTGTTCTAGCCGTATTTGAGATATTCTATCTTACATTATCCAAAACAACGAAGAATTTTAATCCTGCCAAAATTCGTAATATGCAACAAGCTATGATTGGTATGATGGGTCTCGCCGGATCCATACTAATACTGGCTTCATCTGTTGCAGTATTAGGTAAGTTGGATTTACCACAATTATACAAGGGTGTTGGCGCTGTTAGCTTTATGCTACTTGCTATATTCGGATCTATGGCTATCATGAACAAACTTCAAGGTAAGACGGTTCGCGGTACTCAGAAGATCGCGGTAAGTATTCTTACATTTGTAGGTATTGCTTATGCGATTAAGAAGATTGTTCCTGCAGTAAAAGAGCTAGGCTCTATGGATGTTGGAAGTCTATATAAAGGCGTTACTGCAATGCTGGGTATCGTATTAAGTATGGCGTTACTTCTAAATAAGACTTCCGAACTGAAAGGCACTAAGTTATCATCATTCTTGGTGTTTACTTTCATGGCTAAGTCTATGAAGACGATAGCTGAGACGGTAGGTGAGCTAGGTAAACTAGATATTGGAACATTATCTAAAGGCGGATTTGCTGTCGCAGGATTGATAGCAGTCATGTCATTGATGATTAACCAATTTTCTAAACTAGACAAGACTAATCAATCATTCACAAAGAATGCGGTTGTTCTGTTCGGTGGTTTGGCTATAATCTTCAAAATGGTTACAGAATTAGCATCAACTATGTCTGATATGAAGAACCCTGAAGGTGTAGCAAACGCTATCGGTTCTATTGGTTTGATGGTAGCGTCATTTGCCGGTCTCGCTGCTATACTTGGTAATAGTAAACTTGCTGATGCCGGTATCAATGATGGTATTAAGAACCTCGCTATCATCTCAGCAAGCTTAGTCGTCGCTGCAGGAAGTATGTTTGTCTTAAGTAAGATGGATGGTAATTTCTTAAGTGTACTCGGTAGTGCGACATTGATGGTGACAACTGTTGGTGCGTTCATCACTTTAGGAAAACTTGCTGGTAAACTTAAGGCGGAAGACTTTGTTAAACTTGGGGTTGCTGTTGGTGCTTTAGGTGCTGCCGCTATAAGTCTTAAGGTATTAAGTAGTATACCTACCGATCATCTACTTGGTCAAGTACTGGCACTAGTTAGCGTAGTTGCTGCACTAGGTACTGTTGGTATATTAATGTCTAAGTTTGGTGGGCCGGGCGCTGCTGCTTCCGTTGCTGCTTTGGCTACTGCTTTCTTGGCAATGGGCGCTGGTATCGGTGTTGCTGCTGCAGGCATAGGTTATTTTGTAGACTCTTGTGCAAGGCTAGTTTCATCTATTAATGATCTAATTAATACTATGGCTCGTCTAGGGGCAGAAGGCGGTAAGAACTTTTCCGCGTTCCTTAAAGAAGCAGCTAAAGGATCTGAGGATCTCGGTACTCTTATGGCTGGAGCCGCTGCTGGCATTATCGAAGGTTTGCTTAATGGTATACAAAATAACCTTGGTAAGATTGGCGGAATCGGTATGGAAATCATAAAAGGAATCCTTCATGGATTAGAACAAGCTGCACAATCTATAATCGATACTTTGATCAGTATTGTTGAAAAGGGTTTCTTTGGAATAATCGATAAAATACCTGATTGGGTACTTCGTTTGTGTGATGCTTTATTGGGAGGTATACAACAGATCGCCCAATGGCTTCGTAATAATAAAAACATTATTATGACTGCGGTACTTGAAGTTATGGAGTCTATAAATGAGGTTATTATAGAAGTACTTCGTGGTTTACTCGTTTATATTGTTGATTTTGTAAGTCAAATGCCTATTATAGGCGATCTTTTTAAAGGTTGGACTGATAATATAAATAAAGCATTTGATGGATATGTCGATAAAATGCGCCATTCCGTTGAGGCGACTAAGACATATGCGACATTGGCTACTGAAGAAGGTGTGCAAAAGGCCATAGATGTTCTTGATAAGTTGGGTCCAGAGGAGACTGCTGCTGCACAAAGATTTGCTAGTAGCGCTAAGGATGGATTTGAGTATTTGAGAATTTATTGTTCGCAATTAGGTATACAAGCGCCTGAGCAGTTTATTAATGGTCTTAAATCCGGATCAATTTCTGCGAATGAAGCAGGTAAGCTCTTAGCCAAAATGGTTGAGTTAGGTATGTCTGAAGTTGACGCTAATAAAATTGCTGAAGAAGCTGGATACAAATACGCTAATGGTGTTCTTACAGCCAAAGAACAAGCTAAGACATCTGGTGATCAACTTAAACAAGCTGTTGAGCAAGGCCTTACTGGAGACGGTAATGGTTTCGATAGCGGTCTTATTACTGCAGCATTCGAGAAGCTCAATACTCAGTTTGGCGGACAGTTAGATGTTACTAAGGCACTTGCTGGTGTTAAATCTGGTGAGATTAACCAAGAGATGCTCGCTAAATTCGCAGAAGGAGACTTCTCAGGAGTTTCTGAAGAGAATATGAATGAGTATCTTAAACCTATTGAAGGTATGGGAGAAAAGGCGGCTGCTAGTATTGATGGTGCTAATCAACAAGTTGGTGCATCTATGGATACTATGAACACCGATGTATCTGCTAAAGCGGCTGAAACTGCAAAGTCTTTGACAACTGCTTTGACAGACTTCACGGGAGCCGTACTCGGTGCTCAGAAAGGTACCGGCGAATATTCTGCTGAGATTGGTAAGGGTAAGACCCCTGCGGAAACTGCGGCTAAGGAAGTAGCTAAAGGTACCAAAGAGTCTCTTAAATTCAGCGCAACTGGCGAGGCGAATGACTCAGTTAAGACCTTTACAGATACCGTTCAATCTGGTGAAAATAAAGGTAAGGCAGAGGGTGCTGGTAAACAAGTTAACTCTGCTGCTAAGCGCGGACTTAAAGGTACTGGTGGTGCAGCCGCTTCAGGGGAGGCTATCACATTGGCATTCGCTGGAGGCCTAGCTAGTTCTGCCGCTCTTGCTGCCATTGATGGGGCTATGGCGCCGGGGAACCCCC